AATAAAATATATTTATTATAGAATGAAAATCGTAGAATTACTCATAGACGAGGATTTTGAGGAATCAGGGATAGAAGCAATATCTTTGGTTTCAACACCAGCACACGAAGAAAATTGGATTGCCTTTAATAGTGAGGACGCACCCACCCTTGATGACAACTCTATAACATATAGAATTGTGGAGGATGACTTCTGTTCTTCCAATCCCCTTTTAGACACATTAGGAGAACCATACAACGACTTAATCAGTCAAGGGTGGGTGGTTAGTCGTGTGGAACAGATGAACCCCGAGAGGATACTTAAAATGAGCCGTGAGAGGTTCTCAAATCCTAATGACGAATCCTACGAAGACACAGTCCAATTTAGAATTAGATTCAAGTATGTTGGGCCGAGAGACAACAAGAATAGAAAGTTCTGTTCTGATATGTTGTCAAAGAACAGAGTGTATAGAATGGAGGACATAGAACAATTATCAAACCCCGAGTTTGGTAATTATGATATATTCACTTGGAGAGGTTCATTCAACTGCAGACACACTTGGGTTAAGTTGGTATTCCAACCAGAAGGTAAGATTAGAAACTCTGGTGATTCAACGAGAGGTCTAATACAAACAGACCCATTATCAACAAGATTACAACCTGATACAAGACCAGAAGCAACTATCAATTCTAAAACACCACAAAATCAGTGGGAACCAGGAATGCCAAGAACAGGCCCTAACTTGTTTGCTGAAGAAAAGGGACTTGAAGATGCTTGTTGGGAGGGATACGAAGCGATTGGAACAAAGATTTTGGATGGTAAAGAAGTCCCTAATTGTGTTCCAATTCAGATGACCGAAGATGATTTTGCTGAAGCCATTAGTGATTATCCTGAAGGTGTAAAGAATGCTGCTGCAAGAGCAGTCAAATACGCAGAGGAGAATGGTTGGGGTTCTTGTGGAACGCAGGTGGGAAAAACTCGGGCATCCCAATTAGCCAAGGGCGAACCCATTTCAGTTGATACGTTGAAGCGTATGTATTCATATTTATCAAGACATAAGGTTGATTTGGAGAGTTCCAAAACATACGAAGATGGTTGTGGTAAATTGATGTATGATAGTTGGGGAGGAGAAGCAGGACTTACTTATTCTGAAAGGAAACTCAAACAACTTGAAAATGAAAAAATGAGATTTGCTGTCGCTAGTGAAGACAAGATGATTATTGTTGGAGCGGCGATGATTCCAAATAAGATGATACATAGATATGATATGTTTGGAAACAAATATTATGTCTATTTCTCAAAGGATTCTATTAGAAAAATGGCTAATAGATTCTTAAAACAAAAAAGGACTGACGAAACCTCCATAGAACACAACGGAATTAAGTTGGGTTCAGACAAGGTCTATGTTACTGAAAGTTGGATAAGCGAAGACCCTATTAAAGACAAGTCAGCCAATTATGGTTTTGAGTTGCCTGCGGGGACTTGGTTTGTTATGATGAAGGTAGAAGACCCTAAAGTATGGAAACTTGTTAAAGAAAATAACTTGAGTGGATTTTCGGTTGAGGGTCTATTCAAGGAAAAAGCAGTTTTTTCCAAACAGGAAGAACAAATAAACCAAATAAAACAACTATTAAAATCAATATAAGATGAATAGTATTAAAACCCTACAAAAAATTAAGCAGATTTTGGGTCTATCTCCACAGTTGTTCTTTGAGTCAAAAACAGACCAAGGCGTAACTATGAAAATGGAAGGTGAACTAGAATTGGGGGCTATGATATATGTTGCCACAGAAGAGGGACTTATCCCTGCACCTGCTGGAGACCATATGTTAATGGACGGAACTAAAATTGAAGTAGATGAGGATTCTAAAATCACCAAGATTGATATGGGTGAAATGGAGATGGAAGTTAAAGTTGATGACGAAAAAGAAGAAATGAAAGAAAAGTTCGCTGACGTGAAGTTGAAAGACGGAATGATTATGCGAGTTGAAGGTGACGAGCCAACTGTGGGTCGTTTAACCAAGAAAGTTTCTTATGACGGTGCTTTACTACCATTTACCGATGGAACTTATGAGACCGCAGATGGAAAGATGATTTCTATTGTCGGTGGTGAGATTAAAGGCATCAAGGAAAAAGGTAAGGACGAAGCATTCGTAATTGCTGAAACCGCACAAGGTGCTAAAGTAGAATCTAAAACCTTTGATGTCGGTGAAGAAGTATTTGTCCTTGATGGTGATTCTAAAGTCCCTGCTCCCGATGGTGAGCACCAAGTTGTCCTAAAAGACGAAAGTGGTAAAGAGGTAAAGATTAGAGTTATTACCAAAGATGGTATTATCACAGAGAGAGAGAATGTTGAAGAAGAAGATATGGCGGCTGAAAAGATTGCTGAACTTTTTTCTCAAGCATTAAAAAATCTTGAAAACAAACTTGATATTCTAGTGTCAAGACAAACACAACTAGAAAACAAAGTCCAAAAGTTCGCTAAAGAACCTGCGGGAGACAGAGTATTTACTCAAAAAACTATTGCTGAAAGCAACTCTGATAATGACCGTATTGAATCATTCAAGAGATTGAAGGCAGCGATGAATAAAAACTAAACTATATTTAATTTATTATCAAAATGAAAAAATTAACTAAAATGAACTTTAACTACGACCTTGGCGGATTGTCAGCGTATGTAGATCAGTTGTCTTCAGATATTATTTCAGAGGCGGTATTGTCCCCTGTGACTATGAAATATCTAAATGTAATTCCTGGTATTAAGGGAACACAGAACGTCAATCTATTAAAGGAAACTTTGTCAGTACAAACTGGAACAACTTGCGGATGGAATGATGCAGGTGAGGTTACATTTGAGGCTGTACCTTTGACAGTTCAATCACTAAAAGTAAATCAATCTCTTTGTTTAGAGGAACTTAACACTTTGTGGTTAGGTCAGTATCTAAACGCTGGTTCATACAACGAGCAGGCACCATTTGAGCAGGCTATTGTTGACCTACAAACAAAACAAATCAAGAGATATAACGAAGACCTATTGTGGAATGCTTCATCTGGTACTTCAACCTTCTCTGGTTTCATCCAATTATTAAACAATACTGCTGGTGTTGTTAAATTGACAGGTCAAACTGCATTATGTTCTGTAACAGGTGCGTCTGTTGTTGATAAGGCTAATGCTGTATTGACTCAAGTTGATAATATCATCAACGCTTTAGATAGAAATATCTATGACAGAGACGATATTGTAATCTTTATGTCTCAACAACAATTTAAGTGTTATTTGGTGGCGTTGAGAAACGTAAACAACTTCCACTTTACTGAACCAACTTTGGGTCAGGTATATGAGACATTCCACCCACAAACTAAATACAAGGTTGTTGGTGTACCAGGTCTTAACGGAAGTAATCTAATTGCTGCGGCTCCACAACAGTATTTTATGGCTGGTGTTGATTTGATGTCTGACGAGGACTCATTCAGATCTTGGTGGTCTCAAGATTTCCAAGAGGTACGTATTATGTCGGCTTGGAAAATCGGAACTGCTATTGCGTTCCCAGAGTTTTTCGTAACAAACGGACTATAATTTAATGGGGGGTGAATAACCCCCCTATTTACCAATAAACAAAAAAACTAAATATAATATACAAATGAGTTGTAATTTAGCACAAGGTATTACTTTTGGTTGTAGAGACAACGCAGGTGGTGTAAATAAGGTTTGGATTACTGATTTTGATAATATCACATCAATAACTAAAAACTCTGGAGACACCATTACGTCTATTTCAGGAACAGGTGTTTTTTATTCTTTTGATTTGATTAGGACAACATCAGAGATGACAGAAACTATCAATGCTTCACTTGAGAATGGTACAGTATTCTATACACAAGAAATCACTATGTTCTTCGCAAAGTTGGAACAATACAAAAGAAATATCATTAAGACACTCGCACAATCATTCAGATTGGCGGTAATATTTGAGGATAATAACGGTTCATATTTCTTACTTGGTGAGGAATACGGAATGTTCGTAAGTGCTGGTTCATCTGTGACTGGTCTTGCATTAGGAGATCGTCAGGGATATAACTTGACTTTACAAGCGTTAGAACAATTACCTATGAATGAATTGAGCGGAGCAATCGGTTCAGTACTTCAAGGTTTAACGATTGATTAAAACATTATCACAGGGGAGTTTATTATAATTCCTCTGTGATTATTTTATACGAAGATGATATTATTAAAAGCGAACCAATTAAATAAGATTGTTGTAACCCTCACAGAAAACTCTACTCTGTGTGATCCTGAATACCTATTTTATTTCGTTCATATATTCTCAAAAGACACAGTTGCGTTTATTCGTCCCAACATATCTATACATAAAGAAAGGTATGATGAGTTTGAGTTTGTTGAAGGACGTAATCCAGGTCAAATCGCATTTCCTTATACAGGAGAATATAATTATTTCGTATATGAACAGCCTATGGGCTCGGGTAATCTGAACCCATTATTAGCAACCAATTTGGTTGAAAATGGTATTTCTATGTTTATAGAAGTATCAAAAGATACTACTAACGAGTATTTTATTGAGTTTATTTCTGATGATGAGTTTGATTCTAATGTGATATTTGCACCTGATGAATTA